TTATTTTTTTAATTCGATATATTCAGTATAAGTTATTTTGGTATGTGGATTGGTGCTTACTACTTCTTGCCGGATAGCTTTGCACCCCCACTTGATAAACCAAAACTTTTTCGGTACCCGGTGGATAATCTGCTTGATAGTGTCACAAGAAACAACATCAAGCTCAACATCACGCCCCCGGATTTCTCCAGCAACGTTAACCCACGGGTCTTGCCACCTTAGCACCTTGAGGCTATCAAGCAATCCATCACGATATACAATGCTGTCCCGGATTTCAGTAACAACCTTAACCTCGGTCTGCGTTGCAGTCGTGGCGGCGGCTTGTAAGCGTTTTACTTTTATATTCAAGTCGTGTGCCGTCTGGCAAACGTCTTGATAATTGCGCTCCAGCTCGGAATAGGTAAGCTCCAACTTTTGAACTGAGGCGGCAGACTTGCCGGCTTCGGTTTCGTAGTAGTCGGCTCTTTCCATTAGGGACGTGTTGTTGGCGGTCAAACGCTCATTTTCGCTTGTGAGCTTTTTGTTGGTAGCGCATACGGAAATTAGCATAAGACACAACCCCATTATAATGGCTGCTATCCACCCTTTCATCGGCCTATGGATTTAAGGTATTTTACTACGCCCTCAACGTGGAGCGCAACGATAGAGCTTTTGCCATGCTCGGATAGCAAGTAGTCCACATCGGCCTTGTTGTCTTGGAAAAGATTCTCTGTAAGGACGGCAGGGCATTTGGTCTTTTGGAGAATGTAAAAAGCCTCCTCAAAATCCGGGTCTCCGTCCGTCATGTCGGTACGGATAGGACGCTGCTTGCCGTCATAATCACCGGCGGCCTTACGATTTGGGAAGTCCGCTATGTAGTCTGCAAGAGCTTCGTTGGCGGCATTGTAGAGAGCGGTTGCGAGGGGGTCGGCCTTTGTCTGTCCTTTACTTGTGTAAGCACACCAGCCACCAGCTTTTAGCCAAGAACCATTGCCGGCGGCGTTGCAGTGTACGGATATAAGGATAACATTGGCGGCACCAAACTTGCCGCATATTTCATTCACTCGGCGGGCGCGTTCAGCGAGGGCTATGTCAGATTCCTCGGTTACTATGCGCTGCGCGTCATACCCACGCGCTTTAAGCTCGCTTTCTATGCGGGTCGCAATCTCGCGGGCATACTTGTATTCAAGCAATCGCCCATCGGGGCTACGCTTGCCTTTTGTGTCGGCACCGTGGCCGTTGTCTATTAAGATTTTCATTCGTGATTCATTCTGTGGTAAAAATCAATTTTTATTCTCTCATAAACAGCTTGCACATTGGTGTAGGCGCGTCCGTGATTTATGGTGTCGCTATATACTTCACGCTCTACAACCTCAGCCACCCATTCCACCCAATCCGGGTTTATGTATGAGGATAGCTTTTTTCCACGATAGTTGAAACAGTCAAAGCGACTATTCCTGTCCTCATGGATATTAAGTATGAGCGTGTGTATTTTGGTGCGTGTAGCGTCCTTATCTATAATGTGGTTTTCCTCACGCACTTTCTTTATTATGCGACACACCTTTTCAATGGCAAGGTCAAAGAACACGCCGGTTGTGTGCTTTATTCTAAGCTGCGTTTCGGGACGCAAGCCCTCGGATATGTCTGTGAGCATATCATTTTGTTTCCGGGTTTCTACAAGTAGGTCGTTTACCATTTGGGTATTGCCCTTAATCATGTTGTCGATGATAGACTTAAACCAACGGAAACAAGCCACCCATAATAGAGCGGAGAGCAAAAGGAAAAAGGCGGCAGTGATAGCCATCATGCCTAATTCGCTTATGCCGTGGGCTACTGTCATTGCTTCGTCTGTCATCGGCCTCGCTTTTTACCTCGTTTGTAGAAAGAGAAATTATCTCGGTCAGCGGTGGTTATCTCCGTGTTAGGGGCAAACACGTTAAAACCAAACATATTGCCATAGCTTACCACCTTGATAACTGCGCGAAAAGGAAAACGACGGTTTGTATTGCAAAATACATTCCTTAGCTTTTTGCTATCGGTGAAAAACGCGGATTTAGCCGCGCCCTCACCATAGGCGATAAGTAGGCGGTCGCCATTCTCGGTTGCCATTGTCTTACACCCGGTGAACATCGTTACCTCGTTGATAACTGCGTCAATCGGGGTATAGTCGCAATCGAAAAGGTCGGAGCCGGCGGCGGATTCGTCCTCAACGAAATCCTCTACATACTCATCGTTCATAAGTCTATCGGGATATTAAGGGTGCTACAATCGCTATCCACCATATTGCGGATAGCAAGGCGGTCTTTGAGGAAAGCCTCGTAGGGCTTTTTGTAATCATCGGGGAGTAGCCCCAGCACTGCGCTTTGGTATTCGTTTACCAGTTTGCTCTCAGTGTTAGCGGGGTACTTTGCCGAAAGCAAGGTGCTGAAAATGTTGTCGGCTGTGGTAGGATATTCCACGCGGAGGCTGTCATACTGATAGCGTTTGCCGGTTGCAGTCTTTGGGTCATCGGTAACGGTTACACCACCCATTTCATCTTCGACCACATCAACCTCAACAATGTTGTGGTTGTAGAGAACTGTACCTTGACCGTTGTTGTAGGGGTCAATTACTTGCGGGCGCGTCTGCGAGAGCAGCCCGATTGATAAAATACTTTTGTCCATTTTGAATTACGGTATTAAAGATGTTTTGTTTATGTTGCTCACTACATCTTAACGCCCAGCCATATTCAGACGGGAACAGATGCTTTATGTCCGTTTCGTTGTGGATAGGATTGTTTCGTGCAACCTTGATAGATTTCTTATAAAATCTCAAAAGTATGCTCTTGCGCATCAAAACTCCGTGGTGATTTTGTTTGAAACCCACATAGTCAATGCTCCTATCATCAACCGGGAAAATCTGCCAATTCTTTTTGAACTCCACTTTTAACTCAGCCGCCAGATAAAGCCCTGCCATATCGAGAACGAAATGCAGTGCCTCCGAACTTTCAGAGAGAAACACCATATCGTCCATGTAGCGGAAATAATAGAGCTTGCACCCGAAAAGCCGCCTAACCAACGCCGCCAACTCCTCAACAACCCAGTGGTCGAAATATGCGAAATAGAGATTGGCGAGATATTGGCTTGTGTAGTTGCCGATTGGCAAACCTTTTTCTTTACCGTTGCTATCAATAATCTTATCTAACAGCCTCAAAAGTTGCTCATCTGCAATGGTTATGCGGATAATCAATTTGAGTGCGGCATGGTCTATGTTGTCGTAGCATTTCTTAATGTCCGTCTTGAGGCACATTCGAGTGCCTTTCTTATCACGCATAAGGGCGTGTCGCACATCAAGCATACATTTGTGGGTGCCGCGCCCCTTAATGCAAGAGTATGTATTCTTTATAAAAATGTGGGTCCAGTGTTGCCCCAACACGTTTATAATGCAATGATGTATAATCCTATCTGGAAAGAACGGCGCAATCATTATTTCGCGCTCTTTCGGGTCGTGGATTTTCTTTGTGCGATATTCGCCCGGCTTATACGTTTCATATCTTAACATATACCAAAGAGCGTACATATTCTCCAATATGTTTCCATTGAACCGCTTTATGTCGGAATGGTCGCCTTTGCCTTTCTGTGCCTTGTATTGTGCAGAGCAAAGGTTGTCATTGGTATAAAGCAGCCAGTATATATTGCGTAGCTTTTTGGTCGGCGAGCAAAAGAGTTTGCTTGTGTTACCAATATAAAGCCCGCAATCCTCAAAGTCGGAGTATTGGGAGAGGTATGTATGCGGTTTGTCGCTCATTGTGCCGTTAGTCAAAAACAGAGCTTTGGATTTCCTACTCACACTGTCTTAATCACTATTTTTTTACCAAGAGGTAAGGTGTCGGCGGTCAACAGTCTGGAAATATCTTATTCAAGAAAGTCGAAACCACGGTAAAAGCGGAACGCCCCATTCGCATTCGTCCACGAGCTACGATTATTCGCATTCAGATAACCGAAACCCGCATTCGCGCCATTGTTCGCATTGGCAGACAGGAGGGCACCCCTGACCGCCGACACCCGTATTTCGTTTTGCGTTAATTCGTTTTATTCCATTGTCTTATGTGTTTAATTGATAATATTTTCGTTGCTCCGTGTACCGTTGGTTTGCAGTCCGTTAAAAACGGCACAAGCGGAACGCCCCAACCGCATACGACCACGAGCTACGAGAACCCGCAGACAGAGAACCGAAACCCGCACGCGCGCCATTGTTCGCATTGGCAGACAGGAGGGCACCGTACCAACCATTAGCGGTTGCTTTTGCTATGCGCCAAAAATAATCGCACATTCCTTGATTCGAAGCACCACCTACACTTGTAGGTAGTGTAAAGCCATCATACGAAAAGCCAAAATTCCAGATATAGCCCTCAGTAGTAGGCAACTCTGTGATAGGAACATATCCGTCTGGAATAGAGGTTGCCGTATCGCTTGGTGAGGCGAATTTCGTAGGGTCTGTGCAACCGTAAGCTGTGCAATGTCCGGGGGCATCGGCTGTTTCGGGTGAACAGTGAACAAGCAAGTCATCGGCAAGCAGCCAAAGATATTCATAGGGTAATTCAAGCCCGCGATAAGAGAGGCACTGTACCACCTTATCGCCGCCGGTCCACCCCTTAATAGTGTAGGATATGCGGCCGGTGTTGTTACCGAGCGGTGCAGTAACTCCACAAGGCACAAACGGATAATAGCCACCGCCCCATGTATTCCATTGGTCGGCATTTGCCACGGGACCGCTACCTAAGCCGCCTTGATGAAAGCCATCGGCTGTAAGCGTTTCGTTGTATGCGTCTTGGCAATGGAGCGAGGCATATTCGATACGCTGGAGCCAACCGATTTCCATATAGGCACGAGCAACGCCTAAGTGAGTGCCATTCTTGCAAAATGGCCGCGCTCCAGCCTTTGAGATTGACGTGCGAGGCATACCGAGCTGAGAGTTGTATTTGCCGTCTTTGGCCGCTGCGCCCGCGCCATTACCTCCACGGAAATTAGCCGCGTTGGGGAGTAAGGAAATGAAGCCATTCGCATCACGCAAAAGCTCATCGTCTGCGCCCCACTGGAGCCAGCAACCGGAAACAGCAATAGAGTTAGCAATGTCGATTGTGGCACACCACGGAGATAGTGTTTTACGGCTCATGCGTACAAATCCGGGCAAAGCATATTCAGAAATGCACATAGCCCACCTTGTACCCTCAACTTCAAAGCGGCAAAAGTATTCGGGCTTTTCCAACATCACGTTTCCATCCGTGGTGTCGAGCTTTGCAGTTGCACCAGAATCCTTTTTACGGGAATCGTTCTGGTGGAGATAGTATTTAACGGAGCCGTCCGTGTTTTCCACGAAACGCCTCAGCTTTTTCTGGATAGGTAGTGTGCGGTGCAAGTCCATATTACCAATGCGAGTGAGCTTATAGTCCTTGCTGGTAAAATCGCCTTGCACACCATACCACATATCGTAGGGGTATTGCGGCTTAGTGGAGCCGCTGCCTAAGATTAAGCCCATAGTGTTACGGTTTAATAGGGGTTATCGCTTGCACCCCAATAAATCTCATATTTGGCGGTGTCGATTGCGTTGGGGGGCAAAGCCACAATCTTACCGGGAGTCCAATCACCCACAGGCACGGGGAAATCGCCTATCTCCTTGTCACAAATAAGGCGGCATTGTATGAGAGTATCATTCTCAACAACACCCGTTTTGGAACGTAGGTAGATAGAGAATGGCAGACTTTCGGGTAGTCGAAAGCCTTTGGAGAGGTCTTTTATACGACCCTTTGCTACTATTCTTACATCTTCCATATTGTTAACTGGGTAAATTCAACTGCAAATATACAAAATAATGTGTTCATAGAACACATATTAGGATATAAACAATTGCCATTTGAAGCATTTGCCCCACAATACCGCCTAATATTGTGGCTAAGAGGTCAAGCCAATCCCACACTCCACCATGCGCCTTATCCTTAAACTCCATGCCGGCGGCAAGTCCACCGACAAAGAGAATAGTGAGGATAATAGCGCATGGTATAGCGTAAAGAAAATGCTTGAGGCGGTTGCTTTCAGTAATCCAGCTCATTGTTACGTTGTTAGTTTAGTCCAACTTGTCCCGTTTTTGGAAACGGAAATATCACTACTCGTTACTCGAAAGTGGTACTTACCTATTTTCACCGCTAATCCATCGGTAGAGTGCATTCGTAGATAATTAGTGTTGTATATTGCCAAGAAGCCATCTTTAGCAATAATCATTTCGGCTTTTGCCGTGACAGCCCAAATAGCTTGTGCCGCAAGGGTAAATTTACCGCGATAATCGGTATATAGCGGGTTTATTGTTCCATTGAACGACACTTTTATACGACCTTTCTTGGGTATGGTTATCTTTGCCTTGCTACTATCTCTGAGAGAAACATTGCCAATTGTTAGCCATTGAGTACCTACTTTTAGAAAAGCCGTTGCCGTTAAAGAGCAATTTAACCTTTCGTATCGTGTGGAATTTGTGCGTTTTACAACACAACTGAATTGAATACTACTTAGGTCTAACAATGTGTTATCTTCAGCTATATCAAATTCAATATAGGCGTATAAGGACTCGTGCATATCCTTATAGACGTATAAGGAATCGTGTATATCATCTTTATCGCGCCAGACAACTTCCTCAAAGCTCACCTCACAATTAGTTGTGCCTGTATATGTTGCATCGCCTCCAGTAGCTTTGATAATTACATCTTCATGACTGGAAGTACCACCAACTCTTGGCAAAGAGTTTGGAGTAAGTCTTAATCGTTGAATACCGTCATCATCAAAACCGAGCAATTCTTGACCTACGATATTTAGCCAACCAAGTTTTGCACTTGCTCCGTCAAAGACTGCGCTTCCTGCTCCAAATGAGGCGATATTCTTTAATCCGTCAAGAAAGAAATTAGGAACACCGTTTGTCTGGCTTTGGCTTTCAAGTCTTTCATTGCGAAAAATAAGATTTGCGATATTGGCATTTTCAGCAAATAAGAACCCGGTAGCTATTGCTTCAAACTCCGCTCCAAAATCATTCCATTTCGCTGTGTTTGTTGGCAATACGTTATAAAATGTTCCCGCATCAGTACGAGCAACATAATAATGATTATTGTACTTTACGACATCAACACGTTTATCAGAGCCAACGTATGATTTTGAACTACTATATATGCCACGAAATACAAGAGCGGGACCAACATCACCATCTTTACCCGGAGTACCGTCCACACCATCATAGGGGGTTACACGAATCGGAGTAGTCCAATTCGCCCTCAAGGCATTGGTTTCTCCATTGATTTTTGCAGTAGTGAGCCAAAGATATTGCAAGCTGCCAACAGAGGGCATTACAGTTGTCCAGTCACTGCCGGGGTTTCTATCGCTGGCGGTAAATGCCTTTCCATGCGATAACTTGCCGCCACTCACAGCATAGCGATATTCGGTAAAATCGCCATTCTTTCCGTCATCGCCTTTTTCTCCGTTCAATGGCAACACCATCCATAACACAGGTGTAGAAAACGCGCCCCATTTACCATCTTTCTTTTTACGAACACTTTCATATTCGTATCGGTAGGCATTTGTTACTCCTGTTGGGTTATCAGACCAACCCTTGCGAATACTCCAATCCAAAGATGTAATCCAAAACCGGCCGCTCTTGGCTATTGGAGTTTCGGTTGTTGTGGTTACAACACATTCATAATAATTACCATCAGCACCAATAACGACATCGCCACGCTTGTACTCCTTGCCGACAATGTGTGTTTCGGTAGTAAGCGGTGGTACATAGTCATCAACATAAGCATCACTACCCGGAGTTGCAGGGGTCGTTTCGCTACCCATAAGGCGATATATGCGCTCCACATCGGGAGTGTCAATAGAGAATGGCACAGGGTCGCTCCAAGATACGATTTTTCCATCAGAGCCGATTGTTCCAACCGACATCCAGCAATTTTGAGGGGTGACAATGCGATAACGTCCGCAATCATTAAATCCCTCATTGGAGCTGTCTTTGGCGTAAGCTACATCAACGAAATGTGTGCCGGCTGTGGGGATAGGTAGATATACAACTTTCTTAACCTCATCACCACTAATGCGGTCGAAATAGTTTGCAGTTCTGGTAAGCCCCTCGGTGTCAAGTTTGCCAACAAGCACGAAGTCAAAGCCACTTTCACTTGAAGCCCATAGCTCAATTGCGAGTAGTTGGTTTGGTTTGCTTGTAGTAAATGTAAGCCTGTTTGTCGATATGCCATTGGCCGCGACAGCCGGAGATTTATAATAGCCATCCTTGAGGGTGAAAGCTGTGCCATGTGTGACTTTGATTGTGTCATTATCGGGGGTATCACTCCAGCCCGTGGGGTTAGGGTCTATTCCCGTTGGCTTTGCTGGCTTATCATATCCATAGCGGTATACCAATTTATTACCCGCGCCATTAACCCCGTCTATGCCCTTTGCCGCAACTTCCCAATACACAGATTCAGTAGGCTTGTGACCTTTTGTCGGTGTATTGTGAATGTAACGATAGGTTGCAATCGCGCCTTTCTCATCGGTATAGCTTACCTCATCATTCTTGTAGTATGTGTAATTGACGTTCCATACGCCACGATATACGCCCAACGGTGCAACATCGCCACTCTCACTAATAACACTTACGTTTTTGAGAGTTATAGTGTTGTTTCGGCTCACATTCCAATCGATAGAACTTGACCTATCGCCTATGCGGAATTTATTACCGTCTAAGTCCAGATAGCACTCTCCATCACTCGTAATAATGCGCCCCGTGGTTATAGTATTGCCGTTTATGCGCGTAAATCCATAAGTGGTTGTGAAATCACGGAAGTTGTCATCTGCGTAGAGCGTTGAAAGAATACCCACAAGGAAATAGTAATTGTTTGGGTCATCGGTCGGCTCAAACTTATATTGCGTCTGGGTCATTATCCATGTGCCACTCTCTCCAGTCTTAGAGCATTTGGCAAAGAGATAATATCCGGCATTGCTTGGCAATTCAAATGTGAGTGCGCCCATTTGCCATGCCCTTATTCGGCTTGGGTCAATCGTAAGGTGTGATAATATGCCGGCGGAGGCGGCAAAGTTATTTGGGTTGCCGTTTACATTGGCTTGGAGTATTACACCCGTCAACACAAACTGCTGGCTCTTTGAGCCGACAGTGAGCATATTTGTGTCAATAGAGTTGGGGCGAATGTTATCAACATCAAAAAAGCCGTCCGTGTCATACACCATATTGCGTAAGTCCTCGGTGGTGCGCCACCCGCGGCGGGCTTTGTTAAGGTCCCGTAGGCGGTTGTTATTTATAATCCGCTCATGGTCGATAACAGAGAGAACGGTCTGGGTCGAGATTGAAATTGCAGTCGTATCGGAGAGCGTGAGCTGATAATCCTGCTCCAAAAGTAGATTGCGGGTAATCTTTTGTATGCGTATTTGTTTCTCTATGCCAAAGCGAGTATCACGCACAGGTGCATAATCGCCCACTTTGAAAAGGCAAACATCAACGCCTCGCTCCAACGCCTCAAGGAAATACAAACGGTCCAGTGTTAGGCTGTATTGAGCCTTAGCTTGTGTAGCCTGCTTGAAATCGTCCATAGCGGCATACCATAAATCTTCCTCAGCATTTTCCTCGTAGCTTTCGGGCAAAAATATGTCGGTAATTTTGTAGGTCGCTCCTACCTCAATAGGGTATGCGCCACCTTGCTCAAATGGTACAGTCGGAGTAGTTAGGCCGCGATTGTCGGTAAAAGGAATCAATCGGAATTTCTTTGTCGTATGGTCATAGCCATTCTTAGCCTCAAGCTCAAATTGCTGCCCAGCAAGTCGGCCGCTGGTAAAAGTGATTTTCGCGCTAACCTCATTCACTAAGTAAACGGTGCCTTTGTCATCTTTCTTGCAAAGGTCAAAATCCATAGTGTCATCAATGAAAGCGTTAATATCGCCGGCCACCAGTGCAGTCACGCGACCCGTGCGGGTAGGAAAAATTTTGTCATAGGTCTTGCAATCTTCCTCGCTGCCTATTTTGTCGCGCAATGCCACGTCCTCTAAAAAGCGGTCATTGTCGTTTGTTATGCCTATAAGTTCGGTGTTTGGCTCAATCACAGTGCCGTCACTAAGGACGTGCCTTTTACGATTGTAACGGCGTGGATATGGCAGTTGCAATCTCTCGGCATACTCACGGTAGTTTGTGCGGATATTGGTTGTGCCACCCTCTACCCACAAACGAGTAATCACGGCCTTATCATCAACCTTTTGCTCTTTCAGTTTATACAGGCCGTTGCCCTTGCCCCACTCAAAGTATTCTGCTCCGCCGGGGGGATTGACACGTTGCCCGAATTTACCGATATGGATTGTTCTTACATTCCCGTTTTGGGATATAAGAAATTCCAGATTGAAATTGTCTTTGTTGCAAAGCGTCTGTAACACTTGCAAGCAATTCACCCCGGAGAATTGGATTGTGATAGCCTCGGTTTCGGGGCAATTAAGCTCATCGAAAGCCCACATACCCGGATAATCGCGGTTAAGGTTGTAGATAAGCACCTGCACAAATTCCTTAATTGTGTAGGTCAAATCGAATGTCGAGCGGTCGGATTTTCCGTCTTTGTCGCAATTTCGATATATGGTTTTCATAAGGTCGTACATCGGGCCGTAGAAAACAGGTTCAAAGATGTTGTAATCCTCGCCTTGAATTTCACGAGTTGTTGTAGTCCTTATGGTGTAGTCGAATCCGTCCACAACGATTTTATCCCCCTTGCTGAAAGAGAGCATTTCGGAGGAAACGATTTGTAATGTGATATTGTCATCGCCCATAAGGGAGCTATTTTGCGTAGCCTGCTTGACTACGCAAAACGGCTCCTTTGTATTGAGCTTGATAATCTCGCCGTTGCGTTTGATTATTTGAGTAATTCCCATACCATTATGGCGTTGGTTTCAAACTTTTCAATATCTTCTATCACCCCCGTTACGATAATGTCATACTCGCCGGGGAGAGCGTAGGTATGCTCCACGGTAGTATCATTGCCCCCCACGTTGAATGTATGAGTGCCATCACCCCAGTAGATGTTAAGGTACTTGTAGGTTGACACGGTGATAGTGGCTTTTGAGTTATTGTTGTTGGAGATATGGCGTAGTACCTTTTTCACCGGCTCGTCCTCTGTTAGTTTGAGTGTGAATGTGCCTACCATTAGTTCCTCGTTGTAGCTGCCCCACTTTTTATCAACTGCCACATCATCAAGCAAATCCACCTCATACACAAGGGGCTTTGCCTTGCCGTCATACTCTACGGTAAGGCGGCGCGTATGGTCGCCGTCAAAGAGTGCGAGAAAGCGGTTAAGCCACTCTACAAACGCACTACGGCTTGAGGCTTCAATGAAACATTTGAGCGATATTGTGCGCTCTTTGAAACGCTTGCGCTTGCGGTCGCGCACAACACCGTGGTAGTTGTCGTAGTCTACCGATAGGCTTTCTTTCTGCGCCAGCCTGCCAACAAGCCCGTCAGAGGCCGACACATACACGCCGTAGTCCTTGAAATTGTGACCGTCAACATAGTATTCAACATCGTTGTTGGCTTGCATTTTGAGGATTTCTTTCTCGGTCTTTGCCACGTTGAACACTCGCACTTCATCGAGCTTTGCAGTCGTGGTTAACAGTTCCTCGGTGCAGAGAGCAAGACCCGTGGGATTAGCGGCCAGATTGCCAACGTATGTACAATCAGCATTGAGAAAGACTTTGAACGTAGAACCAGAGCGCACAAAAGAAATAAAATACCACTCACCCGGCACCACGTCGACCCATTGCTCTTTGTGCTGCTCTATACCGGGTAAATTCAAGAGCCAGCCCAAACGCCTCTGCTGAATCTGAACATAGAGTGATACGGTAAAATCGCCCGTAAATGGAATATTCTGCTCAGTGTTTACCTCTCCACCGCACAAGTCAAGAGCCTTACCGGCCTTTGCTTGTTTGGTAAACATCGCTCCACCAGAAAGTGTTGCGTCATGGCGACCCGCGGAGTAGTCGTAAGCCTTTGAGCCGTCCGGGTCATCAAAAGGCAGATACAAGATTAAATTTTTATCAACCATATCAGTATGTGGGTTTATCGTGAAATATTGTTTTAATTCTCGCAAACGATGAAATGCCGATATAATCTACCGTGGTATTACGACCATAGGCGTTGATGTTGACACGCGCCTCGGTGCCTATTACGGAGATATGTATTTTCGCATTATCGAATAGGTCAATGGTAACAATGGCATTGTTGGAAACAATCACGGCCGCCTCGCTATCATGGCGCATATATAGACGCGAAACAGAAAAATCGTCATACTCTAACATGGCTTTGCAAACCCCGTTAAGCACCATATCGGGCTTGTTGGCGGTCGGGGGTATCTCATCATCGATATACACCCCGAAAGGCTCACACTTGCCCTTGAAATGCTCCCGGAGAAAATTGAGTGTAGGGTAATCCTCGGAAATACAAAAGTCAATGCCCTTAATGTAGAGCTTTGCAAGTTCCTCGGTTGAAAGCCCAGCTCGGAGTTTTCCTTGCCATAGGCGGCATAGCCCTTTGTCTATGCCGTCTTGTTTGAGTTGTTGAATCAGTTCCATAGCCTTACGATATTCCTTGTGAGAGTAAAGAGTTGTCTTTGGTTTCTATCCGTTTGAGAGTATCGCGCACCTCGGAGAGAATAGTGTTGGCGGTTGCAGTGTTTTGAGCGATTGCCGATTGTGCCAAAAGCTGTTCACGCAACACACTTGTTTGCTCGGTCTGGTTTATGATGAAAGCGTTAAGACGGCCCGCAATCACACCGCCTGTTTCCTCACTCATTGAGGTAACGGCACCCGTCAAGGGGTCTGTTGCGACATCTTCAACATCTTTAACATCTTTAATCCAATCGCCTACCGCGTCAAGAGCATTAGTGAATGTTTCACCGGCTCTTTTTGTCATCAATTCAAATGTTTCTTTCTCGCGGTCAGTCAAAACACCGTCCGACATTGCCTCTCCAAGATATTTCACGGCTTCGTCCATAGCCTTAGCTAAGAATTGGCGTTTGAGCGCATCTATTACAGCCTTTTTCAATACCTCTCTCGTGGTATCACCAAGAGCCTTTGCCGCGTCCTCTCCAGCGCAATATGCGTCAACAATAGCGTCCGCGTATTGGTCGAGAGCTTCTTGGGTTGTGGTCCCGGCAAAGGTTTCCATCATTTGCCGGTCTAAGTCCTCAATCTGCTGTTCAATCTGCTCTATCGCGTCATTCCACTGTTGGATTTTGTCGTTGTCGGTCTTTTTCTTTGAGCGTTCTGCGTCTATCTGTTGGCGCATCAAATCCTGTTGCTCACGGAGAGATTTTTTTTGCTGCTCATATAAGTCCAGCATATCATCACCCTCTTTGGCTTTTGACAACTGGCCGTTTAAGTCCTTAATTTGGGCTGTCAACTTTGCATACTGAGCAAAATCCCATGAGCGACGGGCAGTTTCGCGTTGTTTCTCCAATGCGGCTATTTGGTCTTCTATGAGCTTAATGTTTTGCTCAAAACCAGCACGTTCCTCATCATTAAACACCCAATAGGTGTTGTTAAAGGCCCGTTCAAGTCGATTGTATGAGCGTTCCAGCGCGTCAATCTGCTTTTGTAGGTTTTGTATTCGTTTCTCATACTTTGCGTCATGGAGCTTGGAAAATATACCTATAACAGATGTTATAGATGAAATCATGCCAGTAACTCCACCTATAATATCGCCACTCATAAACTTGCCGACCGAGGCAGCGGCATTACCCAACTGCCCCATGAGTTCTATTGCAGTTCCCAGCCCGTCAGCCACACCGTCCATGCCCAGTGCGTCAAACATACTTTGTAGCGAAGATGCGCACTCTGTGGTAATATCCGTTACCTTTTCTACGGATTCTGTAATACCATTGGCGGCCGATTTCACCTCACGCTCGGCACTCTCAACATCTTCTTTGCTACCCTCGCCCCTTGCAAGCGCGGCCTTTGCTTTTGCCAACTTGTCTTTGGCTTTTAGGTAGTCATTAAAGAATGTATCTAAGGCGGCAAAGGGGTTGAGCTGCTGAATACGTTCCTTTGCTTGTGAAAGGCTGTCGATTACCGCTTTGAAATCAATAGGCGAAAGCTGGAGATTGCCGGAATTGAGTTGCTTTTCGACATCGCTAATCAGCTTGGAGATTTGCCCTACTGAAAGGGTGTCAAGGTCGCTAAACAACTTTTTCCAGCTATCGGTCTGCTGGAGAAACGATGTATTGAGAGTTGACAGTTCCTCGGTTTCGCTCATTTTGATAAGGCGTAGGCGTTCCTCGCGTGTACTCTTTACGATGTTAATGCGCTCTTGATTACCGCTTTCCTCGGCTGCTTTCAAGTCGGCCGCAGCCTGTCGCTCAACTTCTTCTCGCAAAAGTATGTGCTTGTTGATTATGCGACTTTTTTGCTCTTCAAAGGTGCTATAATCATTCAATACGGTTTCTCTAAGTTCCTTTTGCAGTTCGATGTTACGCCTTTCAAGGTCGAGAGCGGCGGCGGCTCTGTCATCATCATTGACAATGCCACTTTTGCCATTCTCTAATTTCTCTTTTGCTTTTGCGACTGCTTCTATCTTTTCGGCTAAAGTCTGGGCGCGTCCTACTGTCTGCTCCACTTGCTCCTTAAACGCCTCAAGAGCGGTTTTTGCACCAGTAATCTCATCGTATTGTGCTTTAAGCGTGATAAGGAAATTGCCCTCACCTTCGGATAGTTCCATGCCATTCTTTTGCTTGTTAGTAAGTTCGGCTATCTGCTTTTCAAGATATTCTTTGAATGAGCCGCCGGACTGGAGCAAAGATGCAAATTGTTTGTCGGCCACGTCCTTACCCATATTCTCAACCCAACGCCAATATAATTCATATTGCTTACGCTTGTAGTCAAGTTCATCGTCAAAGAGTTTGGCACTATCACGATTGTAATTCTGTTGGGCGTAATCGCGTCGCTGCTGAAATTGCTTTGTTTCAGTAGTGGACAATCCACCCTGTCCAGCTTCCTTTTTGGCTTTGGCAAGTTCGCGTTCCTCCTTATTTATGCGGTCAATCTCCTGCTTAAATTGCAAATCCAACAGAGCCTTGCGTTTGGCATAACCATCTTCCATTACCGTAATACGAGCCTCTTCCAAACGCCTATCGGCTTCAAGCCTTTTTTGACGTAAGGTTTCTGCATGGCGTTCAGCACTTTTTGCTTCCGTTTGCGCATTGGTATGTTTTGGTAGGCGGCCTTCAAGTTTTGCAATCTCTTTGTTTAGCTCTTTATATCGGGCTGTTGTCATATCCGTAGTCGAGCGTTCCTCTTTTAGTTGCTTTATACGATTAGATATGCCCTCCTCGGTATTGAGGTTGGTTTCTTTTGTGGAGATTGTACTTTTAATTTCTTTGAGCTTGCTTAACAACTCATTAAGCATGGTGTTGTCAGCGTCAACCTTGACGGTTTTTCCATTGATTGCATCTATTTCTTTTTGTGTTTCTACAACCAATTTATCCAATTCCTCAAAAGACATTTTAGCGTAGTCGGTGACACTCTCAGCTCCGCTTGTATCTTTTGGAGAAAGAAAATTATTTAGACGCTCATCAACTAATGCAATGGCTCTGTCATATACTTGAATGTCGCGTATCTGGTTATCCAAATAAAGAGTCAATTCTGTCTGGAAAGCCTGCATTTCGCGTTCAGTGGCTTTTGTTCCACCTTTTACACCTGCTACTATTTGGCTAACAATAGCATTGTATTTCTTTGTGTATTCATCGCCACTTAACTTTGAGAGTTCCTTAGCACCACTTTCTACCAAAGTACGCACGGCCTCCTTTACTTCCGGTGCCATACTGCGTATATTTTCAGCGGCCGCCGGAATATCTATCTCATAGGATTCTCCATGCTGTCTATTGATTACAGTTCGTTTTTCACCCGTATTGTAGGTAAGATTATTTATACAGGTTTCAAAGCCACCATAGTTTGTATCGCCTTTTTCATTGAGCTCGTTTAATTCCTCCTCAATACGCTTGGCTTTTATTTTCTCTGCGGTTGTAGCTTGAACGGCTGCTTTAACTTCGAGATAACGAGCCTCTTGCTCTTTGAGAGTCGCGTTTTCATCAAGTAATGTTACATTATATTCTTTGCATATAGCATTGATTTTCTCCAGCATTTCCTTATAAGTTTTTGACTCCTTATCGGATTTTTGGAGAATAGCGTAATATAAATCAAGCCTATCATTTACCTTTTTAGTACCCTCAGCAAACTCCTCCATTACATCATTGGTTTTCTCTGTCTTTGAGGATAGCATGGTAATAATGCTATATACTGCGCCGGCAATAGTTAGTACCCAACCTAACGGATTTGCTTTAAGTGTAGCCCATAGAGCTTTGAACATTCCAGTCAGCTTGCTTGTGGCAAGTGCAAGAATATTGGTGCTTGCCGCTTGTGCAGTCTTTGCCGCGGTGTCTGCCACAGACGCATTACGCGAGGCTTGTGTGGCGGCTGTTTCAAGGGCTTTTTTCTTGGCATAAAAATCCGCTTGCGCTGCTAAGGCTGCTTTGCGAGTAAGTGCGGCATTATCCTCAGCCGCTTCAAGTTTCTTTTGGGCTATAAGGTATGCGTCCACTCCGGCCGTTACAGTGGCTCGGTGGAGTTCCATTTGTGCGGCTTCAAGTGCGCTCTTGGCTTTTATTGCGTCCATACGGGCCGATTCAGCTTTGGCGGCGGCCTCTTTTACAGATAGGCGCATTGATTCCAATGAGGCGGCTTGATTTGTACGCTTTGCGGCTACCTCTTGGGTCAGAGCGGCACGATAGGCGGCACTCTGAGTTGTAAGGTTGATTTTCGACAATGCCTCTCTTTGGTCTGCGTTCATCACACCAATAGCCGCGGCCTCGTAGCCCGCACTTGCAACAGTAAGCCCCAAAGTTGATAGATACTCTTGCTGTTGAGCGGTCAAAAGGCTTACAATAGCCCCTAAACGTACTTGTTTGGCAACATTCACACGTTCCTCTGCGCTCAACATTGCCTCAAGTGCGGCGGTTGTTGCTTGTGTAGAAACAGTTTCAGCGTTTTGCGATACAGCTAACTTGCCGTTCAAAATGATTTCCTTTTGGAGCAATGCAACTTTGGCGGCTCTTACGGTATTGTCAAGCACTGCAATGCCGGTCTGCCCTTTCATTGCTACGCTGGTAAGTATCATCGCAGCTTTATAAGAGCCGTAGGCAATGGTAATGGCTTTCACAATGCGAAGCACATCGTCCATGTGTTCAACAAAGTAGGTCGCTCCAGATATGCCAGCGGCAAAAATATCTTGCCCGGACTTTCCAAAATCATTAAGCACCGTATCCCATGCGTCCTCTAAGTTGGCAATCTGTCCCGTAAGAGAGGCAGATTGTTTTTCCATGAGGTTATAGAATTGACCGCCGGCATTTGTCATTTTGTTTAAGACTTCCTCAACGTCTTTAAAGCCAACTTTGCCGGCCGATACCATTGCATTTATCTCATCGGTCGTTTTATGGTATTTCTCCGCAAGCTCTTTTACAAGCGGAATACCGCGACCTGTAAACTGGCGCACATCTTGGGCGTAGAGCCTACCCTGTACCATTGTAGTACCATAGAGATAGACAATATCATTAAGCGGGATAGAGAGGCCGCTGGCGATATTTCCAAGCCTAACAAGGGTGTCATTGACTTTTTCAGCACTAACACCATACGCCATAAGCTGCTTTGCGCCCTCAGCAACACCCAAAAGGTCAAATGGTGTTTTGGCGGCGGTGTCAATCATTTGCAACATAAGAGTATGCGCCTTTGAGCCATCACCCAGCATTGTTTCAAAGGCAATCTCTAACTGTTGAAATTGTCCGCGAGTCTGTATGATGGAATTTACAAGACCGTGCATACCCTGTCCTACAAGATAGTAGGATATGTATTGCCCTGCTTTTTCAGCCATGTGCCTAAAAGAGTCCTCAACCTGTCCAACCTCGCTAATAGCGTTATCGGAAAAATTCTTAATCTGTCGCTCCATAGCAAGAGCCGACACATTGAAATCGTCTATGTTGAGCGTTGCCCTAAAACCTAAGCTGCCGCCTATATTTTCCATTACATATAACCTTTGAGGTAATTTTTAATCTCTTCTTTTGTCGTGAGTTCCTGTTCCACTATTTCGTTTTCATCAATAGGGTTGCCGTCCTCGTCTGTTGGTAAATCTTTTGTGCGTGGGCCGTCCGCAATCATTAATTGGAGATTGAGCCATGAAATACCCCACAGCAAATAATCATAGCTCCACCCAAAGTTTCGCAATAGTTCACCACGGTTGCCCCACGGAGAGTTTAACCCGATTACTCTATTCGCTCGTTTTCGGTCTTGGGTCGGGTCGTTCCCATCTCCCGTATCAATCGAATAGAGGACGTAAAACCCGCGGGATTCATCATTTGGTTAATCACCTCAGCGAGTTTGCGTAAACGCGCCACAGTAAGGTGTTCCATAAAGAATTGTTTAAGTTCCCGGACGGCTTTATTTTTTGGGTCAACAACAGTAGGGTCGTTAATGACTGCAACGGCGGCTATCTCTGCCATTTGGGGTATGTACTTGAATAGCCTTTTGCTTTCTTGGATTGGCTGCTCTTGCACAGTTTCCTCATCGTATTCTATGAGAATATAGAGTTGGCGTAGGCGGTCGATTGTACCCAGATATAGAGGCTTGATATGAAAGTTACGCATATACACCTCTTTCATCTTTCCCAATTCAACATCGGGTATCTCGGTGAGTGTTACGTCCCAGCCTTTGGGTATTTGCTTATCGCGCCATACAACTGTGCGGTTGCGAAATATGCGTTTTTTGAGGTTAAACCATTTGGACGGCTTAACCGGGTTAATTTTCAGAGGCACGGAGAATTTAGCCCCCATTGACAAGAGAGCCTGTATCGCCTTGTCCTCTAACTCTAAACGCTGTTCTCGCGTGAGTTCCTGTTCCTGTTGTTCCATTGTCAATAGATATAATCAAGCCCCCTAACCGAATAGGGATAGGGGGCTTGGGTCGGTTGGTGTTGCCCGGTTTACGCTCCGGCTTTAGTAGGGTCGGTTATGCCCTCTTGGGTCGTGAGCTGGTCTTGGAAATTGATTTTCATAGGCACGAGGCAGATACCCTTGGCTGAATAGGTGATTTCAAACTTAGGCACAACTACCACATTGGGGCAGCCCACGAAAAAGCCCTCTTCTGGCATAAGCCAGATAGCCCATTCCTTGTAAACGGGCTTGAGGGGGCGTAGCCACTTGCGTTTGCCCTTGGTTCCGGAGAGTGTGCCACCGAAATAGCGGGCGAGCAACTCCATGTCCGGGTCCATGAGCGTGAGATTTACGGCTGTTACATACTTGCCCATGAGAGTGATAACCTTTGCGGACGTTTCACTTTCGTGCTTGGTCTGCTCTACGTCATCATCTACGAGTTGGCAGGTGTCTTTGTAAACATCGCCTAAATCGAGCCATGCGGGGCCGTTGGCGGGCATTTCGCCGGGGGTTGTGCCGGCAGGGGTGATGTAGATTTTTTTCAACCCCATTGTAGATAAAATAGGCATAGCTATATGAGTTAAAATTATTATTGGTTACTTTTCTTATCTCTCACGGTCAATTCCAGCGCAAACGAAACAAAATGCTCATCGTGGTCTGGCTCTTTGATTGGGGGATTTATAAGCCCTACATTCCAGTTGTAGCCTTGCCCGATTTCATAATGGTTTTGCAGTACTTCTATGGCTTTGGCTCGGATGGCTATCAACCGTGAGTGATTGATACGAAAGACGGATTTGCCGCACCCAACGGGTTTTGCAATGTCCGGCACATGGATATTCACATTGATTTGCCCGAAACGAACACTACCCTCACCGTCTATCGTGTGAGGCACAATAATTACGTCCTCTTTGGTGTAGTCGTTCCTTTCGTAGTCGATTACACCGCTTATCATGGTCTTTACCTCGCTTTCTTGGAGCACTTGGTAAACCCTAACAGCTATTTCTTCGGTCGTTATCATATTGTCGTTCCAAACATTTCATTTGCTTTGGCTTTCGCCTTATCCATTAGCTTTTTCATCGCTTGCGGAAAGTCGGTTTTGGCTTTCAGCTCGGCGGGGAGTATCACGTTATATCCCTTTGCCTCCACATAGGCGGCATAGTTCATACCAGCAACGATTATAAGAGAAATGCAATCAGGCAACGTGTCAATCATTTTTAGAGCTGCTTGCAATGCCGCTGCTTGCCCTGTGCTTGATTGGTCTGGACCGAAAACTATCTCTTTGTTGCGCACTACCACATAACTAATTGAGTTTGTAAGATTGCCGGTACGGTCAGTGTAGTTGTGTTTGTCCTTTGCATACTTGACAAGTTCCTCGCCTAAGTATTGCATGAGGAAAATAGCGGCTTGCTCAACGCGCTTTTGAAACGCGGCGGCTTGTGCTGCTATCAACCCACTACCAAACATCGGTGTTATCCCCATACCTCAATGTGTTTGCGGTTTAACGTGTCAACGCCCTGCGCCTTAAACTCTGCTATCACGGAATGGTCAGCACCTACAAGCTGAATCGTATCGCCCACACTAATTTCACCCCGGAAATACTTTGGAATGAAAACATCGTATGTGTAGGTGTATTCTTGCCCGTCTGTGCCTATGAAATGTTTGGCAGGAATAGAAACATCAATCTGGCACTCGCAACCATGCTCAAAGGTCGCTGTGTCGCTTTGAACGATAAAGCCGGTTGTTGGGTCGGTTATGACCGTACCACCATGCCAATAGTTGAATGAGCCGTTGTATTTCATATCCTACCAATACATTGAGCCGTCCGTGATTGAGGAAATTTCCAATATCTCATCAGCATCAAGCCCAGCCTCGGCGCACAAGTCTTTGATACGCTTTCTAAGCTCCTTTGTATCGTAAGACTGTGAGGATTTACCCACGCTATCGCTGCTCAAAGGCAGAAATTTTTTAAGCACCTTGATTGCGGCGATAGTTACATATCGCTTGCAGTCTTTGGTGTAGGGTGTATCGTTGGTAAAGTCATCAAGACCCGCGTCTATGAGAGCTTTCTTACACACCACTTGCGCAGCGGTGTAAGGCTCCAGCTCGGCCATAAGTGCCTCAAGAATGGTTATCTCCATAGCTTAATCAGTTGCGGTGTTGGGGTCGGACGTGTCGTTGTTGTCGAGTGCTTCCGTGAGTGCCTGCGCCTGCTCATCGGAAAGAGCGGCGAGAGCATTGTTTACGGCCTTTTCTTTGGCATTGTGAGCCACGCGAACACCGATAACGCCTAACGCGGCCTTAACGGTTTCGATATGGTAACGCTTGCCTTGAAATTCAACCGTGGTGTTGCTCTCCGCGATTTCATCGGCAGGGTCGGGAGTAGTGGCGGCCGTGGGGCTATCCAGCGCAACGATTACGCAAAACCCACCCGAAACGAGTGTGTTAATGCGTTCAACATCGTTGCTCTGGATAACATCGCCGGGGCGCATAATTCGACCCTCTGCTTTGCCGTTGAATGTCTTGATTACTTTAAGTTCCATAGCAAAGCATTAGATTATACGGTTGCAAGCTCGGTTTCAGCGTCATACTCGGCTTTTGTTAGGTAGTAGTTGGCAACACCGTTTTCATCGGTTGTTTCAACCGCTTTCTCAGTAATGCCGCGTACCTGTAAGCACACAATCTGCCCTATCTCGGTGATAAGGGGCAGCAAGCGAGCCGCACCTTCGGTGTACTCGCCAGCGGTCTGGCCCGTAGAGGCACCAGTGCGCCACTTGGAGATACGAACACCATTACCAGCGTTGATATAATCCACGTCATCTTCTTCGATAAGCTCGGAGTCCTCAATTGAGGGCTGGATTTCACCGATAACGCCGGCAGGCTTGATAGCAATAAAGTTGGGATTCCACGGGTTGATAACCTTGTTTTTGCCATCGGGCGCAATACCCATTTTACGTTTTATGACCGTGATAGTGGGGATTTCGTTTTCTTCCAGAATGGCGTTAAGCTCTGACTTGGTTACGACCTGTGCCTGCTTGTCGCTACCATGAGCGAGGAGGCGAGTGGTGCTATCCATACGCAGCCATGTGTAGAGTTCCTGCGACATGAGGATTTCACCCGGCTCTATGCCGCGGTCGCGGAGATTGGAGCAAAGGGCGGCGAGAAAAAGGATTGGAATGAGCTTGCCGGCCTTGGTGTTTGCAGTGGTCCAGTTGACGAGCGAAACAAGTTTATTAGCCTCGGGCATGGAATAATCCACCTCATATTCGCGTCCACCGGGATTGTTGAGAGTGGGCTTGAATTGAGCTACACCCCAGTTGGAGAAAGCCATCAGCACGATAAAGTCCATAACGTCCTTACAACCGAGGTAGGCGTCCTGTATATCGTGCGTGAGTGTCTTTTCAATCTGTTTCACCTTGTCGGCTTCCTTGAGGCGGGGATTTTCGTAAACCTCCATGAGTTTACGATAATCACGGGCAAACATCACGAATTTGTGGCCGACACGAGGGATTTCTTTGGTCCAGACATCGAAGCCATCAGAGCGGCGCAGGGGTGTGGGGGATTCATCGCCTATGAGCGTAGCCATAAAACGAATGTTGTATTTTCCGACAATAGCCTCAGCAGTCAGCGACATTTGAGGTGTATTGTAGGTAAACCAACTATCGGTATACATCTTCTGGAAAAGAGCTACCTCTCGCTCTGAGGCTTTGTCAAAGGTCTTACGCCACGTTGCAAGCAGTTCGAGCGGGGAGCCGTTCTTGTGCAAGCCTTTGAAAGTAGTGTAAATTGACTTAGGCATTAGTCGTTGATTTTAGAGTGATACTTACATGGATTTTGTCAGCTTGACGTGGGGATTGGCTTTAAGGAAAGAGCCGGTTTCGTCTTTCTGGCTGGCGGGGATAGGAGCAACGCGCCTCTCAAAGAGTGCGTATTGCATGGTGTCGGCCGTAACGTCAATAGCGGTTTCAAACTCGCTAACGGTTACGTCCTTAATGGTGGTGGAATTGGCGAGGCCGCGCTCTGCGGCGTTCTCTCCGCTTTTCACTACCTCCACAATGACATCGCCCTTAGCTGCGCCTGTGATTGCCTTGTCGAGCGTGATACGATAGACATTGCCCTTTTCCTCTACCTTTGTGATAGCGGGAGCGGCTGCGAATGTGCCAGAAACGGCATCAGCTTTAAGCACCTTATCGCCAACCGCAAAGAAAGGAGCATAAAACTCATCTACATAGAGAGTGAGAATTTTGCTATCTTCGGGGTCAACGTCTGAGATTTTTGCAGTCTTAATGACCTGTACCTTGCGGGTTTCCTCATCGCGGATTGCGAGTGTTCCAGCGGGGATTACATCGTCCACTGAGAAATTGCCGCTCTCTTTGTCGAGATTAAAGCCACCGGGTACAATCGAGGGGCTACCCGTGAAAATCGGGCGCGTACCTACAAAAGAGGCTTTCTTGCGTTTCATTGTTGAAAAATTTATTTAGCGGTTATTGTGTCCAGCAAAGCGTCAGCGGCTTCGTCAATCTGCTTTTCGCTTGCGGCCTTTGCACCCTGCGGCTGGTCGGACATAAGACCGTTTGTGATACAATCCTGTTTGAACGCCGCCACAACGGTTTCCGCGTCCTCATCATCGGCAATAGACTTGCGGAGAGTTTCACGGAGATACGCGGGGACTTTGTGCTTGTCAAGAATGGCATTGATTTCCGAGGTACGCGCCTCACGGGTGCGCTCTGCCTTAGCCTCTGCTAATTCCTTTTCAAGTGTTGCAATGCGCTCATTTGTGGAGTTATCACTGGACTTGCTTTTACCCTTACCTTTGCCTTTGGTGTCGGTGTCATCGTCCGTGTCGGTGTCATCGTCCGTGTCATCGTCATCTTTGGCGGGCTTGGTTTTGGCGTTGCCCTTAGCCTTCTGCGCCCAGCGGGTAGCCTCACCTTGACTTTCGGTTGCTACCTCTGCGATAAGGGTCGCAGTCTTTTCGATTTCCTCCTCATCGGTAGAATCATCTTCAACGCTACCACCGAGCTTTTCGGTTATCGCTTTGAGGTACTTCTCCGATAGGCGGGTGTCTTTGGTTTTGTCCTTGACCTTTTCGTAAAGTGCTTTGTTCATATTGATAGTTATTTGCCCCGACAAAGGGGCGTTAATGATTGGCTTACCTATTATTAAGCGCAAAGATAGCTAAATTTTATAATATGTGTTTATAAAACACACTAAAATTTTACTTGGTAAATTCATTATATTTCAGCTCATTATATTTACTTGGTAAATTTTTATAGAAAATAATTGCCAAAATATTTGGTGTATTCAATAAAATACATTAACTTTGCAATGCGTTTGAGAAACACAGATAACTCAAACCGATTGCAACACCGATAAAAACTACAAGAAAACATGAAAAAAGTTATCAAAATAGCCGAAGCAAGAGTAATTGCAAAGAACAACCCTCAGCTTGACGCAGATGATTTGATTTGGGGTATTGAATACCTTAACAAAGGACATGAGGCCAGTGCTGGACTAACAAAAGAGGAAATGTCGGCTGTAACGCTCTATCTTATAAGCCGTGAGGTTGTAAATGACCGTCAAAGCGACTTTACTTGCAATGCGAGAGAAATTTGTCGCAGAGTAGATGATATGTTACTTGCTCCTGTTGGTTACACACTTAGCTTTGTGCGCGGCGAAACGATTAAGTGCAACCGTATGTTGATAGCCGAACTTAATATGGGGCTTAATCATATCACACTTACCCAAACAAACCCCTACCTCAAAACAGTTTAATCTTACAAGAAAATGGAGACCCCCCAACAAATTCAGCAAAGGCGATAAGGTAATAGTTACCAGACGCAACGGCGAGAAAGTATCTGGCACAATATCCGATTGGGATTACAATGTATGCACCTTTGATGTAGAGTATAGCGTGGACTATCCCAGAGATGGAAAAAAATTACCATGATATGTGTTCCACAAACAGCCATTGCCCTTAATCAATAATACTATGGCAAAATTCAAACGCTGCTCATCATGTAAATTTTTTGAGCCGAATTTAGACAATCCCAAAGTTGGCAAATGCCCCGTAGCCAATAAGAAATACGATTGTGAGTGTCGCTGGCTTGCCAATGGCAGAGCTTGCACCTCATATCAACCTAAGAAATAATATCGCAACACCAACAAGAATCATGGTACAACAAATCAAATTCACAATCCCCGCTTGGCCGGTTGAGCAAATGACCGGCTACAAGCCTTTCACTACCTTTTGGCAAGACTTTTCTATTGCCGACCGTTTCGGTGTAAACGGAATCAAATCCACATTCACACGCGCTTTCCGCGAATTGAAACTCCGGCACAAGCCAAGTATAACGATATTCGCCGTGTTGAACGTGGATATGTTCAAGGCGTTCATAAAGCGAGAAAGGAGGCTACCAATGGCAACAAATAAAAGCCTTTGTGCAACTTGCCGTCACGGGTCCCGATATGGTAGCTCCTACTTTTGCGCCTATCGGTGCAAGGTTCAACAAAACAATAAATACAAGTGTGAAATCTACATAAAATCTGAAAAGATAAATGGCTAAAATACCCCTTTGCCGAAATTGCCAGCATTGCCGCATATATGGCGCAACATTATATTGTACCATACTTGATAAGTATTTCACTCGCGGCCGACATAAATGTTATAACTACAAGCAAAATCCGAAATGAGCAAGACTGACAACAAAAACTGCAATGGCTGGATAAGCACCAGCGATGCACTTCCTCCACTCAAAACCCGCGTTCTTATCGTAGAGAGTGGTGCCGGTCGCTCTACCATACGAATTGCAAAGCTCTTAGGACAGGCGCAAAGCGGCGCATGGTATTGGAGCGCACAAGACACAGCCTCAAAAGTTACTCACTGGCAGCCATTGCCACAAATCCCAGAATTATGAACAGAGAAATTAAATTTAGAGGAAAGGTAAAAGGACGCAATGAGTGGAAATATGGCTCATTGCTACCTTATGCGGATGGAGAGTGTAATATCATCACTGAAACCGGCCGCCGTATAGACACATGGAATGTTGACCCGGAAACCGTGGGGCAATACACAGGGCTTAAAGATGTTAATGGAAAAGATATTTACGAGGGTGATATTGTCTTTTTCAAATCAAACATTAGCGATAAATACGATTATAAAGGACCGATATTCTACGAAAACGGGGAGTGGTGTAGCCTACCTTTTGGCGACTATGATTATGGCACTATGCCAATAGCCGCCGGAATAAAAGCCCACACTGTTTATCCTCGCATTATCGGAAACCAGCATGACAACCCACGCTTAATGATGAAAGGA